TAATTATCTTTGTGCAACTCAAAGACACCGCTCCACAATTTCTATTGCGGGATAGTGAAAGAGTATCACAATGGCCTCATAAGCCTTAGTTCTTGGTGCAAATCCAGGTCCCGCTACCAATCATATAGATTTTCCTGTTTTATCAACACCAAAACCTAAAACACATCCAAAATCATCTTTGAATTCAATAATAGTCCATGTTCCATTTTTCTCATTTTTGAATACAATGATTGTAGATTCATTGGTCATTTTATTTTTTGAAATTAATAAAGGTGTTTCTTCACCTTTTCTTATTTCATTTTGTAAATAATCCATTGGAAAACAAGCGACTGGTTTTTGTGCTGAGATTTGAGCAAAAGATAATATAGGTACAAATAACAAACTGAGTATAGTTTTTTTCATTTTGTTCCTTTTTTAAGTGGTATATTATTATATAGTGCTTTACAATCGTTCATAAGTATTATATAATAGTATCATGCGGGTATAATTCAGGGGTAGAATGTTTCGTTGCCAACGAAAATGTCGTCAGTTCAAATCTGACTATCCGCTCCATTCAACAAAGGAAAATTATGAATATTCAAGTCTTAAAATTAATCAACGGTGAAGAAGTTTTAGGTGAAATTGAATCACAATCTGAAACTGAATATGTGTTATCAAACCCTGTAGGTATTGCTGTAGTTCGGGGTAAAGACGGACAACCAAATATTGGATTCGCTCCATTTCCACTTCATGCACCACAAAAGAAAGGTGCCACTATTGCCATCGCTAAGAAGAATGTAGTATACTCTTATGAACCAGCAGAAGATTTTGTAAATAACTATAATCAAATCTTTGGTTCAGGTATCGTTCTTCCATCAAAACAATTAATCACAGGTTAATTTTGAATTTTTATACAAGCGTAGAAGTCCTCGGTAATAATATTCTTTACCGAGGAATAGAAAATGGTAAGAGAGTAAAAGAGAAGATTGTTTATGCGCCTTCTCTTTTTTTGCCTTCTAGAAAAAATCCACAAGGAATTTATAAGTCACTTACTGGCCTTCCATTAGATAGAAAACAATTTCAAGACATTCGTGAAGCAAGAGATTACATTAAACAATTTGATGGACTTCCTGGTGCACCTGTAATGTATGGCCAAACTCGTTATGAGTATGCCTTTATTGCTGACCAGCATCCCAAATTAGTTGATTATGATTTTGATAGAGTTCTCATAGGCGTAATAGATATTGAGGTAGGTTCAGAGAATGGATTTCCTGACCCATACGAAGCCAATGAACCTATTACTGCTATTTGTGTAAAGTATCTCAATGGCGAAACCGTAGTGTTTGGATGTGGTGAATACTATGCACAAGGTGATGAAATTTATTTACAATGTAAAGATGAATATACTTTATGTAAAAAGTTTCTTACAATGTGGTCTAAAAAGTGTCCGGACATTATCACAGGATGGAATACAAAGTTCTTTGATATACCTTATCTTGTAAATCGTTTTCGTAAGATTCTCGGTGAAGATGAAGCAAAAAAACTATCACCATGGAATTATATTCGTGACAAAAAAACACTTGTAAATGGTAAAACATTAATTGAATATAGTTTGATGGGTCTTGCATCATTAGATTATATTGAGTTGTATAAATGGTATGCTCCTGGTGGCAAGTCACAAGAATCTTATCGTTTGGATGCTATCGCTCAAGTTGAGTTAGGTGAAGGTAAAATATCTTATGATGAGTATGACAATCTTCATGCGTTATATCGTCTAAACTTCCAAAAATTTATTGAGTATAACATTAAAGACGTAATGTTGATTCTAAAACTTGAAGAAAAATTAAAATTATTAGAATTAGCAGTAACTCTAGCATATGATACCAAATCAAACTTTGAAGATGTCTTTGCGCAAACAAGAATGTGGGACGCTCTCACTTATTCGTATTTGTTAGATAAAAAAATCATTGTGCCACCAAAAGAACATAAAGAAAAAGACGGTATGTTTGAGGGTGCATATGTCAAAGAAGTTCAAGTGGGTAAACATGATTATGTGGCATCATTTGACTTAAACAGTCTATATCCACATTTGATGATGCAATTCAATATCAGTCCCGAAACTTTGATTGAACCAGAAGATTATACGGATGAGATGCGTAAACTGATTTCGTCTGGTGTTGATGTAAATAAGTTGTTAAGTAAATCTGTTGATACTTCCAAATTGAACGGTGTAACAATAACACCAAACGGACAATTCTTTCGTACCGATATTCAAGGTTTCTTACCTGCAATGATGGAAGAAATGTATCAAGATAGGAAGAAATATAAGACGTTGATGTTACAGGCAAAACAGGAATATGAAAATGAAAAAGATGATTCAAAGAAGTATGAAATTGAAAAACGAATTGCAAAATACAATAATATCCAATTGGCGAAGAAAGTATCTCTTAATTCTGCTTACGGTGCTTTGGGCTCTCAATACTTTCGGTTTTATGATTTACGGATGGCTCTTGGTGTTACGACAGCAGGCCAATTAAGCATTCGTTGGATAGAAGCAAAATTAAATCAATACATGAACAAACTATTAGAAACGGAGGAAATAGATTATGTTATTGCAAGTGATACTGACTCAATTTATCTCCGTCTTGGAGAGTTGGTCAAAAAAGTCTTTGGCGAAAAGACAGAAGATGATAAGAAGATTATCTCGTTCATGGATAAAGTCTGTGAGACTAAAATTCAACCGTTTATTGATAAATCTTATCATGAGTTGGCAGACTATACTAGAGCTTATCAGCAGAAGATGGAAATGAAACGTGAAGCATTGGCCAACAAAGGAATTTGGACTGCTAAGAAACGATATATTATGAACATCTACAATAACGAAGGTGTTGAGTATAAAGAACCTCAAATGAAAGTGATGGGTTTAGAGATGGTTAAATCTTCTACGCCTTCTGCTATTCGTGAAAAGATGAAAGAGTCCATTAAGTTAATGTTGAATGGCACTCAAAAAGATATACATGAGTTTATTGAAAACTTTAGAAAAGAATTTCGTGAGTTACCACCTGAAGATATTTCTTTTCCTAGAGGCCTAAACGGTTTGAATAAATACTCAGAAGCAAATGGTGCTTACAAATCAGGCACACCAATTCATGTGAGAGGTGCCATTGTTTATAATCATTATCTCAAAGAAAAAGGTTTAACCAAAAAGTATCCTTTGATTCAAGAAGGAGAAAAAATCAAATTTACATATCTCAAATTACCTAATAACTATAAAACAGATGTGATATCCTATCCATCAAGATTACCAAAAGAGTTTGATTTACAGGAATATATTGACTATGATAAACAATTTGATAAAGCGTTTGTTGAACCAATTAAAGTTATTTTAGATTGTATGAAGTGGACAACTGAAGAAGTAAATTCGTTAGATGATTTTTTTAATTAAAGGAATATTATGAGCATATTAGACAGACTGAAAAAGAATACAACCATTGGCGAATCTGCCATTCTTTCAAAATCAAAATTGTTTACAGAGAAGGATATGATTCCTACTCCTGTACCAATGATTAATGTAGCGTTGAGTGGTAAATTGGATGGTGGATTAACACCAGGTCTTACCATGTGGGCAGGTCCTTCAAAACATTTTAAAACAGCATTTTCATTGTTGATGGCAAAATCTTACCTAGACAAATATCCAGATGCAGCACTTTTATTTTATGATTCTGAATTTGGTACACCAGACGCATATTTTAAATCGTTTGGTATTGACCCCGACCGTGTGTTGCATACACCGTTGACTGATATAGAAGATTTAAAACACGACATTATGAAGCAATTATCAGAAATTAAACGTGGCGATAAATTAATTATCATACTAGATTCTTTAGGTAATTTGGCATCAAAGAAAGAAGTTGATGATGCAGTTGATGGTAAATCTGTTGCTGATATGTCAAGAGCAAAACAAACTAAATCATTGTTTAGAATGGTTACACCACATTTGAACCTGAAAGACATTCCAATGATTGTTGTGAACCATACTTATATGGAAATTGGAATGTTCCCTAAAGCAATCGTTGGTGGTGGTACAGGTTCATATTATTCAGCAGATAATATTTTTATTATTGGGCGCCAACAGGAAAAAGAAGCAGGCGAAATTACAGGATATAACTTTATCATCAATGTTGAAAAGAGCCGATATGTTAAAGAAAAGTCTAAGATTCCTGTTACTGTAAGTTTTGATGGCGGTATTAGTAAATGGTCTGGTCTACTTGATATTGCTCTTGATAGCGGCCATGTAGTCAAACCAACCAACGGATGGTAT